TCTTCATGATTCGCTCAGCAATAAGGTCTGACTTAGCGTCAACCTTAGATTCTCTCTGTAGGCGCTGTGCAACGCGACGAGCAACAGTTTCCATTAGCTTATCGTCCATAGCCCCCGGTGCGGGTGGAGCAACATCATCCATTTCGGCATCACCCCCTTGGATATCCTCCATTCCTTCGTCACCTTCTTCATCGGTTTCAACATCCATCATATCACCAGCGCCTGCCATGCCCATAAGATCATCAAGACCCTTCATTAGGTCTTCAAGG